ATCCCGTTGGATCTTCAACCACGGCCTCAACCGAGTCATCGTTAATGACACGGAACAGTTCTTTACCGTGAATCTTGAAGCGCGTGCCGGAATAGGCACGGATGAGAACGTAGTCACCAATCTGGCAATACGGGCCATTTGGGAACCTTTTCTCGTCCTTATACGCGTCAGGGCCCATGTCGATCACACGCACCACCATCGTTGAAATCTCTTCGTTCTTGATTTCGGTGGCGGCCTTCACGATGCCTGAATCGCCGTACGTTTCCTTAATTTCCGGTATTGCTACCAGTAGCCGATACCCTGCGGGTTTCGGAATTTGCTGCTCAGTGAGCTGTGTTGCAGCCTGTTCGGCTGTAGTCATAACCACTCCTTACTCGGATTTTTCAGCTGCCTCCATGAGGTCCAGCAGTAACCGCTCAGCTTGCGCTAAGCCCTTAATCACGCCCGTCATGTGGGCGTATTCTTCGTAGTTACGGGCGCTGCCGGTGGCTAAGCCATCGACGAGGTCGTCCATATCCTTACGAATTTCTTTGCGGAGATGCTCTCCGAATGTGCGGATCATTTGCGCTCCTTAGCGTTTTGCCAGATCAATTCCGGCCTTCAGACCAGCCTTCTTGAGGTCAGCTTCAGTCTTGTTTTTGTCGGAAGCCGCCTTGGCTCCCATTGCAGCGCCAGCCTGCTTTTCTTGCGACTCGACGCGGTATCCTTCGAGCACCAAGTTTTTGAGCTTGATGTCGTAATCCATCTGGTCCTTCTGGACCTTGCGTTGCAGCTCCTGTTCTTGGAGCTGAAGTTCTTTCTGCTGCATCTGAATGACAGGATCTTGAGCCTGAGCCTGCTCGGCCTTGGTTTTTTCTTCCTGCTGATGTTTGCCAGTAATGCGAGGCGCTGCCTCGGCGACGAGACGAGAAATGGCGAGTTCCTGCTCTTGGTCCAGTTTCTGCTCTTCGTCGTACGCTGGGAGCGGTACACCTAGCTCCATCTCAACCTTGGCACGGTACGCAAACGCCACGTGCTCAGCGATGTGCGCGTGCAGTGCTGCAATCTTGATCGCTGCGGCTTCACCTTGCGCTTGAACAACCTGTTGAATTTTCGGATCGTCAGCAAACGCCTGATGCGCCTTGATGTGCGCCTCGTGGTCCTGATACGCGAACGCCTTGACCGGCTTGCCCTGCAACATGTTCATGTTCTCGGTCATCGGATCGCACGGCTTAATGTCGTCCTTATCCGGCACAAGTTCAGCTGCGTTCTTAATACCCAGCGTCTCGATCATCTGGCGGTGTAGCAACGGCAGGTCGTACAGGTCAGGAGACTGTGCAGCCAACTGCATCGCCGCTTGATACTGCGCTACGCGCTGCGACATGGTGGACGCATTCGGATCTGAAACAGGGATAATCTCTACGTTAGAGTAGTCACGCTGACGTGCAGCGAACCCTTCATCACCCTGTGCATCGTACTCGTAGTCGACCGGAGCAAGCTCCGCCATGATCTTCTTCAGGATCTTAAACTCGCCCTTCATCGCTGCGTGTACACGCGCTTGAACAGCGGTCATCACCTTCAACTGACGCTCAAGAATTGCCAGCGTTGAGCCTACAGGCGTGTTGGCAGACATATCCGCCACCTGTATATCCGCCATTGACGCGAAGCGGCGCGCTTCACCCACGATCTTATCGAGCAGCCCCGCCAGAACCGTAGACGGCTCTTTGTACGGCAGCGGCATGATGTTGTCGCGGATTGTGCCAGTCGGTACATCGACATCACGGAACTCACCCGGAGCGATCGGAGTATCACCACCACGGATACGAAGCCCGCGAGTACGGAAACCACCCGGCAAGTTTGCCAGTGTGCCCGCATCCACCAGCTGACGCATGATGCTCGTTGCACCCTTTGCAAAGCCGCCAATGAGGTGAATCAGACCAAAGCCGTAGAAGCCAAAGCCCGGAATGTATTTATAGTCGGCAAAGTGGACGAGCTTGCGCTTCTTGTCGTCCATCTCATCCCAGTTACGGTAGATCGACAGAATCTTGCCGCTGTCTTTGAGGATCGTTACGACATACGGAAGTTCGATACCCGTCGGCTCACCTTCTTTATCCAAGTCCTCAAACCCATCAATGTCGAGTTCACAATGGACTTCAAGGACGGTGTACCGGTCGTCTCGTGCTGCATCGTAGCCTCCAAGCTCGTTTTTGCGACGCTGAATGTCATCTTCGTCCGCTACCGGATCACCCAGATCACACTCTTTATAAAACCCACTGACCTGCATCTTGCGCAGCTCATTTTTTGTACACTTCATGCGGTGCGTATAACGCTGGGCAGTATCCAAACTTGTCGCGCCATAGCTGACCACGAAATCTTCCGCACCAATAAATTGAGCTACTGGGCGCTCGAGTGACGCGTCGTAGAAAACCTTCTTAAATGCAGAGCCTGCGATTGGCAGGTTCCACAATAGGCGCTCGTGCTCAGACCTGTAGTCGGGCATTCCGTCTGTCAGCGCAAAGTTCATGTCTTCACGAACACGTGCGGCAGACTCCTCTTTCTCACGGTTTGTGGCCCCAAGAATCTTAGTCTTGACTGGCCCCTGTGCAGGGAAAGTTTCAACAATCGTCTCCGATTGGAACTTCACTACAGCTTCCGCGAGGAGGGGGTGATAAACGCCAAAAGCACCTTCCCAAGGTTCCGACCGGTCCTCAATCTTGAGGCCCAGCAGCTCAAGCCCGTCGTAGTAGGTTTCTTCCCACTCCGCTCTGGATTCAATATCTGTGGCATACGCCTCGAGCAAATCATCAGCGATGACGCCCAGTTGATCCTCGTCGATGTACTCGGCAAGGTTCGCGTTGTGTGCGATCTCATCCCCCGCATCACCGGCTTCAATTTCAAAAATTTCTTCGCCGTTAATAGAAAACTCAACGCTTTCTGGGTCCTCAATAGCGACCTCAACCTCTACAGGTTCTTCGTTCATCGCTTCTTCTTCGAGACCCATCGGGGCGCCGTACATCGCTTTTTCAACTGCCATATTTCATCCTAATAGTACGCTGCGCGTACCGGCTGATAATCATGCTCATCCTCCCACGAGTCACTGGGGAGGCGAATAAAACCGCCGTCGCGAAACCGCATCAGCGCATAAATCGTCGAGTCCACCAAGTCGTCATGTGGCATGGCTGGGAACCCACAAACCTCGTCTACAACTTCTTCTGACCAGCGCCGTCCTGCTGGATACCACACCATGCCAGATGCAAAAATATCAGAAACTGCGTTTAGGCGCGCTACTTTATCGCCCGAAGCTCGAGTTGGCGTTATTTCCTGTACTGGTATTCCTGCTCTGCGCATCTCTTGGTACAGGGCAGTACCGGCTGATTTCTTTTCCACCACGAACCAATCTGGCTGCCAGTCACTGTACTCGTCGTAGGCAAGCCGTTTCAGCTCAGGAAACTCGAGGCGTTCTTTGATTGAGTTGAGCAGAATAATGTTTGCCTCCGACCTGCCCGTCTCCGGGCTGTCCATATAAAACACACCCCACGTCGTAAGCGCGGTGTAGTCAGCACGGTTGTTTTTTTCTGCTGCGGCGTCGAGTGACATGATTATGTACTCGCACTGGGGCGGGTGGTCCTTGTCCCACTCTTGCCACCACTCACGCTTAATTATCGCTGCATCTCGGGATGTCGGCTGCTGGAGGTACTGCGCCGCCCACTGGAACCCCGGCATAGACGCCTTTGTTTTTAACAGGGCTTCTACCGGCCACTGCTCAGGCCAGAGGGCCGTGTACTTCTCTTCTTCTGGAGCCGACGCCGGGGCGTCCGACCGCTCAAATAACGCCGGGAACTCCACCACATCCCACTGATCTGACCCCTCGTTGCGGATCATGTCCGTCTGCAACTTGCCAATCAGGTCTTGCTCCGCCCATCGTGTTGCTACAACAGCCACAGCACCACCGGGCATCAGACGAGTACGAGCACCGTAGGCGTACCACTCGTACGCCTTCTCGAAAACCTCGAAGTTTCCGTTCAAAATGTCCTGTTCGTTGTGGGGGTCGTCGATCACCAGCAGGTCAGCACCGCGACCTGCGATCGCACCGCCGATACCGATCGCGAAATACGTCCCGCCCTTGTTGGTATCCCACCGACCAGCCGACTTTGAGTCAGCAGCGAGGCTGACATCGGGGAAGATTTGCTTATATTCCTCGGAATTGACCAGATTTCGCACTTTACGACCGAAATCGACGGCCAGATCCGCCGTGTGCGACACCATCATTATCTTTTTGGCCGGAAAATTGCCGATAAACCACGCCGGGAAGAAAATTGACGTCAGCTGGGACTTACCCATACGAGGTGCGATGCTGACTGTGACGCGGGACTTGCGTCCGTAGGCCATATCTTCGAGAAGTTGGGCCAATTTTCTGTGATGTCTGCCGATTTTGTACTCCGGCATCATCATTTTGGCGAAATCCAGCAGATTTAAGCGCGCGGCGTTGGCTTTTCTGCGGTTTTCCAGCTCCTCGACCACGCTTAGCACCTGCATCTTCTCCGCCTCGCTCATTTTGTCGAGGTTTGAGAGCAGTGCTACGATCTCTTCTTGCGTTAATTCAGCAGCTTGCGCGCCCATCTTAAAGTTCGTTCAGAAGATCGTCAGCGGTTACTGTCTCAGCCAACCGTTTGGCCTCGTACATACTGCGTTCTTCAAACAACCCTTCCTCAATTTCCTCGGCTTGGCCGTCTATTAGGCGGCTTAACTTGCTGCGAAGGAGGTCAGTGAGCTCTTCCGTGCTCTGGTGCTTGATTGTTACTTCCTTCCGCTCGGTGAACAGGCCGACATCGCTGATCTTACCCAGCAATTCGTAGGCACGAAGGCGGATTTTTGGATCTGGGTCGGAGGTTTCCTCCAGCAGGCGGTTGGTGACGTAGGTCCGCACCTGCTGGGCATCGTGAATTATTGAGTAGTCGTACTCGGTGAGGAGCGCCTCGAGCTTGAGCATCACCCCCGGCAGTGTCCGTTCGTACTTCGTGGGGGTGCGCGCTTCCTCAAAAATGTCTTGGGCGCGCATTTCGTCCTCTGGCTCGACGGTAATTTCGTCGTCGCCAAGGTCTTGCATCAGTTTCGCTGTATTGGCAGCCGCGAAGATTTCTTCCCTGTCCGTCAGGCGCGGCTTTTCCACGGCGTCGAACGGCACCGTTTCAAGAGGAGGGATCAGGCCCTCGTCGTTCAGCAGGTAATCAAGCGTCATTTTTGCGTAGCCGTAGCTAAGTTTGGCAGAGAGTAGGGCATAAACGTAATAAAAACAAGGGACTCCTAAATAAATCGCGCGGAATTTGTAATCTGACTGGATTGGTCAGGAATTGCAAGGGGGGTGGGGGGTCTTGAAAATTTTTAGTGGTTGTTTGTGTGGAATGGCATGTATGTAAGTAGAGCGGACAGGCCGAAATTTTTGGGGTGCGGGGGTCGCTGGGACACTTATCTATAAAGCGCAAGCCCTCCCCGTTCCGCTAAAAAAGTTTTGGGGATTGTCCCGACTGTGCTATAACTAAATTGTCGGTTGCATTGCCCGACTTTTTCCCGCAATGCTTTTATTGGAGATTGTTCAAATGAACAAAAACGCAGCAAGCGCTAACGGCGCAATTGATACCGCTATCCTTTCCACCTTTCGTGATGCTGGCGCAGCTTGTGAGAGCGCCGAATATGGCGTGGCGAATGCGGTAGATACCGCAGGGGCTCTAGTGAAAGACAAGCTCGGCTTAAAGGCGGGCTCAATCCTTGAGCATGACTTGTGGATTAAATCACGCGGCGCATTCCATGCCGGCTATATGTTGTCAGCCGGTAAGCGCTGGAAAGCCGAGAACGGCGGACGCACTATGCCGAAAGATGTGCAGGAACTCGCAAGCAAGGCGGGCGAGAAAATGGCAACGCGTGTTCGCAATTACCTGATCGACGCAGGCGTTGAGATTAAACAGTCGGAAAGCGCGGACGCAGTAAAAAAGCGCCAGCAACGCGAGGCGAAAGCCGCCGAGCGCCAGGCGCAGGACGCGCAGATTGTCCAGCAGGTACGCGCTCGCGCTGATGCCGAAGGCACTGACGAAATGCTCGCCGCTATCGAAATCGCGAAAGGCAATCCAGCACGCATGACAAAAATCATGGAGGCGCTGGCTCGCACTCACGCAGTCGAAAACAAGGCGGAACTCGCCGCGCAGGACGCAGAACTTAAAGAACTGCGCTCGCAAGTACGCGCTCGCGTAAAAGACGCGGACGCAGAAACCCTGCGCGCCATGCTCGCCTGCTAATCCAGTAGGCGCATTGCCCGCACGCCGCAAGGCGTGCGGGCTTTTTTTTCGGTACGGTCACGGGCTTTGATACGGTCATAGTCTTCGCTTCGCTCGACTATGTATTTCTGCTCGCTTCGCTCGGCTTTGATGCGGACTCGCTTCGCTCGTATTTCTATGCGCTGCCGCGCTCGCTTCGCTACGCGCTATGCGCATGATGCGGCGTTCGCTTCGCTCACAGGCTTCGCTTCGCTCAGCGTTTATTCCTTCCGCTGTTCCGCGTTAGCGTAACGAGCGGAACGGTCACGATGTCAAGCGGGACATTTGGACATTTTGTCCGTTTGTCCAGTTCCGCAGGATTATTTTTGGGGAACACTGAGTCGAGCGGGGCGGCGAGCAGGTTCGGTCACGCTGGGCACAGAGTCGAGCGGGGAGACAAATGGACTTCGTGTCTGTTTGTCCCCTATTCCGCACGGAATGCTGTAAGTCGTTGATTCTAGGGCATTGTTCCTGTTGTTCCAAAAAAGGCGATTTTGTTCCACGCATGGAACACTGCAAGTGGTTGATTCTGAAGCATTGTTCCAGTTGTTCCTTCTTATTATATTATTTATGAGATATATTTTTTTTTAGTTTTTAGGGGGTTTGGCGGCACGCTCGCTCGG